TTTCTAGCTACGTCAGCGGACCTTGCAATCTACGGCGGCGCCGCTGGAGGCGGAAAAACAGTAGCGCTGATGATGGAGGCTGCGCGCCACGTAACGAAACGTGGCTATGACGCCGTGATCTTTCGACGCACCACGCCGGAGATCAAAATGGGCGGCGGTCTGTGGCCGAAGTCCGCTGAGATTTACCCGCTAGCCAACGGTACGCCACGAGAGCACGCCCTAGAGTGGACGTTCCCGGCCGGCGCAAAGATCGCGTTCCGGCATCTCGAACACGAAAAAGACAAGCTCGCCCACCAGGGCGGCCAGTACGCGTTCATCGGGTGGGATGAGCTGACGCATTTCACTGAAACCCAGTTTTGGTATCTCATGAGCCGCAACCGCTCGACCTCCGGCGTCCGGCCATACCAGCGCGCAACGTGCAACCCTGACCCAGACAGTTTCGTCCGCCGACTCATAGCCTGGTGGATCGGCGATGACGGCTACCCGATACAGGAGCGCTCGGGCGTTATCAGGTGGTTCGTCAAAGTATCGGACGAAATCTTGTGGGCCGACAACCCCGACGAGCTGGCGCAATACTGCGAGGTCGGCGTTGCGCCCAAGTCGCTGACGTTCATCCCGGCCAAGCTCGAAGACAACCCGGCGTTGCTAGCCATTGACCCTGGATACAAGGGCAACCTCGCGTCTCTCAACTACGTTGAGAGAATGCAGCTCAAGGAAGGCAACTGGGACGTGCGGCCCGCGGCCGGGCTCTACTTCCAACGTGGCTACTTCGGAACCCTGGAAGAACGCCCACCGGACCGCCTGGTCGCGGCACGGGTGCGAGCCTGGGACAAGGCCGCGACCAAAGCGACGCCCCAGAACCCCGACCCCGACTGGACCCGCGGCGTCCTTATGGCGCAGCTCAAGGACGGGCGAATCGTGGTGGAGCACGTCGAATCCCTCAGGGGCTCGCCCGCCCAGGTTGAGCTCGCGATCCGCAACACGGCCGAACAGGACGGCCGACATGTTCGGGTCGCGCTATGGCAAGATCCAGGACAGGCCGGGGTCGTCGATATCGACAACATGCGCAAGGTCCTGGCGGGCTTTCGGGTCGAGGTCGTCAAGGCGTCGCGCGACAAGGTCACATATGCCGGGCCCCTCAGTTCCCAGGCGGAAGGCGGAAACGTCCAGCTCGTCCGGGGCCCATGGAACGACCCTTACTTGTCGGAGCTCGAGGGATTCCCCGAGGCGGCGCACGACGACCAGGTCGACGCCTCGTCGCTGGCCTACATGCGTCTTGTCGACCGGCCGCGTTACGAGTATCATCGAGTGGAATCAAAAAGCCCCTTCTCGAAAGCGAAAGGTATGTACTGATGGCGACGCTCTATGACCACCGAGGCCAGCCCGTCAAAACCCAGGCCCTCACGCGCGAGATAGCGCGCGCGTCCATCGGGGGGATACGGAACGTGTGGTACGACTCGGTCGCGACCGGCCTGTCGCCATCGAGCTTGGCTACGCTGCTCCAGGACGCGGCCGACGGGGACCTTGAGGACTACCTCACGCTCGCCGAGGAAATGGAGGAGCGCGACGGCCACTACTATTCGACCCTGCAAAGCCGGAAGCTTGCGATCACCAGCCTACCGTTCATCGTCAAGGCCCCGACTGACGAGGGCCGGGATGTCGAGATAGCGGAGGCGGTCCAGGAACTGGTCGACAGTTCGACGGTTCGGTCGGCCCTGATCGACATCCTGGACGGGCTGGGCAAGTCATACTCCATGACCGAGATCATGTGGGACCGCTCAGGGCCCCGCTGGACCCCGCGGGAGCTCATCTGGCGCGACCCCCGGTTCTTTCGGTTCGACCAGGACACCGGGTCCGAGATCAGGATGTTCTCGGAGGAGAACATGAGCGACGGCGTCGAAATCCCGCCGTTCAAGTTCATCTACCACAGGCCCAAACTCAAGTCCGGCCTACCGCTGCGCGGCGGGTTGGCGCGCCAGGTCGCGGCCCTCCATGTTTTCAAGTCCTACGCCCTCATGGACTGGATGGCGTTCGCCGACATTTTCGGGATCCCGCTACGGCTCGGAATGTACGATGACGGCGCGTCCCAGGACGACATCGACACCCTCAAAACGGCGGTCGCGGGCGTAGGGTCCGACGCCTACGCCGTGATCCCCGAGTCGATGAAGATCGAGTTCATCAAAGCCACCCAGGGCAGCGGTGGCAGCGGGGCTCAGGTTCACGAGGTCCTGGAGGACTGGCTCGACAAAACGATCAGCAAAGTTGTTCTGGGCCAGACCATGACCACGGAGGACGGCTCGTCCCTGGCCCAGGCCAAGATCCACAACGAGGTCCGGCTCGACATCCGGAACGGCGACGCCGAGCAGCTCGAGAACACCCTAAACCGCGACCTGGTCCGGCCGTTTGTCGATTTGAACTGGGGGCCGCAGAAAAAATATCCACGGCTAGTGATTGACGTCGAAGAACCCGAGGACCTCAAGCTCCTGGCCGAGGCTCTGCCGCCGTTCATCGATCGCGGGCTCACGGTCGAGACCTCGGTCATCCGGGATAAGTTCGGGCTCCCGGAGCCCGAGGAAGGGGCCGAGGTCCTGGGCGCCAAGGCGGCCCCTGCGCCATTCGGTGGCGGTGATGAAGTCGATGACCAGGGGGACGACGAGCCAGCCCAACAGACCATGACCCACGCGGCCAAAAACACGACTGTACAGACGGTCATATGCTCAAAGGACCGCTTCGACTCCGCCGACGCGGCGCGATCCTGGGTCAAAGCCCACGATTTCAAATCGACGAAGACTGACGAGACCGAGCGAAGCTACCGGTTTCGACAGCGGGAGCCCGGGGATTTCCAGCCGGGCTCATTCCGGACCATCAGCTTGACCGATGGAGTATCGGCCGTGATAGGCCGGCTTAAAGCCTCGACCAACGTCCACGAGGAAACGGCCGTTGCGTTGATGCGCCAGGTCGAGCGGGGCGAGACCCTGACGACCGACCAGCGCGAGTTCCTGGACCGGTTTCTCGAACTCAACGCCGCGGGCCGTGACCAGCTAGACGTCATGGTGTCCCAGGCCCTCGGCGACTGGCGCCAGATCACGGACCCGATCCTGGAGCCAATCCTTGCACTCGCGGAACGGTCCGAGAGCTTCGAGGATTTCGAGTCGGAACTTCCCACGCTGCTCGGCCAGCTCGACACATCCGAGGCCGCCCGTAGCCTGGCTCTCAGCATGTACCAGGCCCGGGGCATGGGCGACGCGACGGACAAGCGGTAGTGGCGGACCTGTCGCCCGACGTTGTCCCGCAGGAGGCCCTGCGGTTCTTCAGCAGCAAGGGGCTGCGGCCTCGCTTCTCCTACCTGGACGTATGGCGTGAGGAGCATTCGGTCGCGTTCACGGTCGCGAAGGTCCTGGAGCGCGACATCCTGGAGACCGTCCAGGGGATCCTGACCAAGGCGATTGAGACCGGGACGACCTTTCGGGACTTCGTCCGGGACGTCAAGCCCGAACTCGAAAAGTCCGGCTGGATAAAGCACCACGTCCAACGCCCGATCCCGACGCGCCTGAAAACCATATGGGAAACCAACTTGCGGACCGCCCACGCGGCCGGGCAATGGCAACGGGTCCAGCGGACCAAGGCGGCGATCCCCTATCTCGAGTATATGCTGGGCCCGTCTGAGCAACACCGGGAGCAACACGTCGCGTGGGCCGGGACTATCCTGCCGGTCGATGACCCATGGTGGCTGACCCACATGCCACCGAATGGCTGGGGGTGCAAATGTTGGGTCGCCCACCGGAGCCGCATTTCAGCCGAGCGGCGCGGCGGAGTCACGGCTCGCCCGGAGGAGGAGATGGTGCCATGGCAGAACCCAAAAACCGGGGTGGTCGAAATGGTGCCCAAGGGGATAGACCCGGGGTTCGACTACAACCCGGGGATCAACCGCCTGGAAGGCGTCCAGAGAGCGGAGGGCGAGACGTGATAGAGACCGTGATAGAGACCGTGAGCCCCAAGGAAGCGGCCATCATGGCCAAGTGTCACTACAGGACGATCCTCGAATGGATCGAGTCGGGCCACCTGCCGGCAATCCAGCCAAGGGGTCGACGAGGCCGCTACCTGATTCGCAAGATCGACCTTGTCGCGATCCTGAGCCCCCCAAAAGGGCAAAATTGAATGTAGGTTTGTTACAATGTTTGATAGTTTGTGAGTGTGTGTGTAGGTTTGTGTTTGCAACCCGCGGCAAGTTGATCCAACCTCCCATACATGACTCCCCTCCTCCACCTTGAAACGAATCAGGAACTGTCCGTCGGCCCCGACGGTAAGGTCCCGAATTGGATCCAGTTGCTCCCGTCAGGGGCCGAGATCCTCGGGGCCGACGGACGAAAGTTCAAGAACCCAGACCCAAAGGCATTGATCGAGGCCTTCCAGGAGTATCACCAGGATCTCCCGCTAGACTGGAATCATCAATCCGAGAAAGAGTCTGAGCACCAGCACGGCCCCAACCCCGCGCCCGCGGCCGGTTGGATCGTGGAACTCCAGGAGCGCGAGGGCGCGATCTGGGGACGGGTCGAATGGACCGAGCGCGGCGCCGCCTCGGTGGCGGCCCGGGAGTACCGGTACGTAAGCCCCGCGTTTATGCGGACCAAGGACGGCCATGTCGTGCACTTCGTGAGCGCCGCCCTGGAGAACCGACCGAACCTGCGCCTCAAGGCGTTGAATCGAACCGAATCACAGAAGCCGGAGGTAACCCCGATGAAGGCAAAACTTTTGAAAGTCCTTGGTCTCGAAACCAACGCCACCGACGACGAAGCATTTGAGGCCGTCACGGAATTGAACGCCGCAACCGAGAAGCTCAAGAGCGAACTCGAGGTGGCACAACGTTCGGCCGCTACCCCCGACCTCCGGAAGTTCGTGCCCCGCGCGGACTATGACCTGGAGAAGCAACGGGCTGCCGACCTCGCGAAGGAGATCGCGGACCAGAAGGCCGAGAAGCTCGAAACCGAACTGAACCGCGAGATCGACGATGCCCTCAAGGCCGGCAAAATCACGCCCGCCTCAAAGTACTTCTACATCGAAACCTGTCGCCAGGACGGCGGCCTGGAGCGGTTCCGCGAGTTCCTCAAAACCGCGCCAGTCATCGGGGAGCCGACGGACCTCGGGAACCGCAAGCCCCCGGCCGAGAAACACAAGGCCATGACCGACATCGAAAAAGAGGTGTGTCGAAACATGGGCATGTCTGAGGAGGAATTCCTCAAGGCCAAAAACGAGGACGAGTAACCGCTGCGCTAACGCCCAGCACAGGAGGCTATGATGGCACTTTCCGCTGACCGCGATACCAAGATGAGGGCGGGCGAACTCTACTCGATCGTTTCTAAATCGGGAGAGGTCCACTACAAGGGCGCTGGCGTTGCCGTCGACGGCAACGGCGAGGCCGTGGCCCCGACCGCGACCACGGGGCTCCGGACTGTTGGCCGGGCCGAGGAACAGGTCGACAACACGTCCGACGGCGAGGTCGTGACCGTTCGGGCCGGCTGCTTCAAGTGGAAAAACAGTTCCGGCGACGCGCTCGCCGAAAGCCATATCCATACCTATTGCTACTGGGAGGACGACGAGACCGTATGCGCCACCGGGTCCGGGAAATCGATCGCCGGTATCGTGGTAGACGTGGACTCCGACGGTGTCTGGGTCCTGGTCGGCCCACTGGTGGTGCGGGACGACGCCGACCTCGCGGTCGACGGTACCGCTCTGGCCGACGGAAAGCTTTGGCTTGGTAACGGCTCAGGCGTTGCCGCCGCCGTGACGCCGAGTGGCCAGATCACCATGACAAACGCTGGTGTGGTAGCGCTGGCGATTGCCTCGCAGGCTCAGGGCGACCTCATCGCCCGGGGCGCCTCCGCCTGGGCCAGGCTGGCCGCCGCAACGGCCGGCCAGCTCGTGATGGGCGACGGAACCGACGTGGTGTCGCAGGCATTGAGCGGCGATATCGCGTCGATCAGCGGCGCAGGCGCGACCCTGTTGGCCAAGACATTCATACGCCAGGCCGTGGTCAACGCAGACGCGGCTGCCGTCATCGCCATGAACGCGACCCCGATCGTCCTGGTCGATCATTCGGCCCTGGTTGCCGCCGGGACCATCGCGGCCGGCGATGTACTGGTGTTCCACGACTGCATCTTGAACATCAACGGCGGGTCGACCAACTACGACCAAAACCAAAACTGCATCGTCAAGTACCAGACCGCCGGCGGCGGTGCGACGGTCTCGACGACCCTGGCAAATTTCTTCAACGGTGGCGCCGATGGCGCGTTGTCGACGTGCAAGCAGCTCACGACCGACGTCGTGCCCGAGGCCGATCAGGATCTGGTCATGACCTCAAGCGCCAGCCCCTATGCGGCCGCTGGCGATCGGCTCTGCCGATTCACCACCTATTACAGCGTTTTCACCCCGGCGTAACGGGCTGATAGTTCCTCAAGCCTGAACAGGAGGATCAGATGATCATCAACAAAGGGACCGTAGCCACCCTGGAGACCGCTTTCAAGCGGGCTTTCCAGATGGGGTTCTCCTCGATCAAGCTCGAGGACCTCTATCACCCCAGGCTCGCAACCGTGGTTCCGTCAGGGACCAAGCAAAACTACTACCCGTTCATCGGCCAGGTGGCGAAGTTCCGCGAGTGGTTGGGCGACAGGGTCGTGACCAACCTCAAGGCCCACGACTACACGATCGTCAACCGTGATTTCGAACTCACGATCGAGGTCGACCGCAACGACATCGAGGACGACCAATACGGTGTCTATGAGCCGCTCATGCGCGAGATGGGGTACGCGGCCAAGATGCACCCTGACGAGCTCCTGTTCGAGCTCATCGCGGCCGCGGCGTCGACGTTGTGCTTTGACGGGCAGAATTTCCTGGACACCGACCATCCGGTTGGCGACACCACGGCGTCGAATTACGACGCCACCGGTGGCGGCGATATGTGGTTGCTGCTCGACACCCGGCGGCCCCTCAAGCCGTTCATCGTCCAGCAACGGAAAAAGCACCAGTTCCAGTCGTTCACCAAAATGACCGACGAATCGGTGTTCAAGACCAAGAAGTTCACCTACGGGGCCGACGCGCGCCTCAACGTGGGCTTCGGGCTGTGGCAGTGCGCCTACGGCAGCCTCAACACCCTGAACTCGACCAACTTCGAGGCCTACCGCAAGGCCATGAGGCTTTTCGTGTCGGACGAGGGCCGGCCCCTTGGGATCCGGCCGAACCTATTGGTGTGCGGTCCTGGCAATCAGGCGGCGGCCGAGGGCCTGCTCAAGGCCCAGTTCCTGGCCAACGGCGCGACCAACATCAACTTCCAGGCCGTCGATCTTCTGGTGGTCGATCACCTCGATCTGTAGGGGTGACGCGTGGCAACCGCCAAGAAGAAGACAGCCAAGAAACGGCCGGGCCGCAAGTTCAAGGATCCACTGCCTGAGGTGGCGCCAGAGGCCGCTCCTGACCTTCCCCAGGAGGGCGAGCCCGAGGCGCTCCCTGAGACCCCGCCCGAGGTGGTGGAGGAGGCTCCTCCACCGCCCGAGGCGGCCCCCCAGGGAGAACCGCCATGCGCCAAGGTGGAGCCCAGGAAGATGTCGGTCAAGAGCGACGTCTACCTCAGGGTCTCGACCGAAAACGCCAAGGGTTTCTGCCGGTGCGGCCGGCGCTTCACCCGGGAGGCCGTCGAGATCCCGACGGAGGAGCTGACGGAACAGGAGCTCGACCGGCTCATCGGGGAGCCCCACCTGGTGACGGAGCTAGTCACCCGTGAGGAGTAGCGAGCCCATATGGCCTATGCGACCCAGAACGATATCGAAAAGCGATACGGCGCCGAGGCGGTGTTGCTCGCTTTCGATCGCAACTCCGATGGCAGTATCGATGTCGACGCGCTTTCTACCGCCCTCTCGGACGCCGAGTAGGCGATCTTCAGGTCGACCTCGAGCCGTCGGGCCCGATCAATGGTATTGATGCGATCCTGGTAGCTCAGACCTTTCCGATAATAATCCCGTTCCACGAGGTGATAATCCTGCAGTGATGCGATGCCAACACAAACGAGAATGAGCAGGACAAAACCGCCGTACA